CGTCCCGAACCTTACGAAAGAACGAGCGATGGAGATCTACTACGACGATTACTGGCTTCGTTACAAGTGCCACGAGAAGCCGTATCCGAGCAACGTGGTCTGCTTCGAGATGGCCGTGAACCCCGGTCCGAGGGTCCTGTACCTTGTCCCGCCAGGTTACGACTGGAAGGATTTAGTCATTTACCGTTTGGACTACTATATGGACCGGATAGCCGAAAACCCGGAAAAGGTCAAGTTTGCTCAGGGGTGGGATAACCGAACGATGGACCTGTATCTCAAGATACTGAGGGATGAGTTATAGCGACGATCAGGTGCGATATGTGCAAAAAAACGATGGACTTTGAGTCAAACGACTGGTCGAGGGTGGACAACCGAAAGACCCTCTGCAGAAAGTGCATGAAGGAAGAACTGAAGATATGGAGAAAGGGAAATGCCAAAGCCAAAAAAAGGGGAAGATAGGAGCTCTTACATATCCCGCTGCGTGAGGACTCTCAAGCACGAGGACCCGAGCCGGCCGACGAAAGAATGTCTCGGTCAATGCTACGGGATGTGGCGTCAGCACGCGGGAGGAAAGGCCCCGAAAAAGAAATGACTTTTTGCGAGCTTTTGACGGCGATATTTTTCATTGTCGGTTTTAGTGCATTGTTTCTGTTTGTATTTGTGATCCTCGCCTGGGCGTTTGATCACATGAAAACTTGAAAATAGGAGGTCGTTATGTTGGCTACATTTACTTTCATTGTCGGTGCGGTTGTTGGTTTTGTCGTGGCGTTCTTTGTCATCAAGAAGAACCCCAAACTGCTCGGGTCCGTAGAAGATCTCGAGGCGATCATAGAGAAGCTCAAGGAGATGAAAAAGTGACGGGATTCATCGAAAGATTGTTCCTGACCGGAAGCGGCGTGAGCTCCATGAGATGGGTCTTTATCTGGACCTATCTGTTTTCTATCGTCGTTCCCTTGAGCGCGTGGGCCTTCAGATATGTCCAGGACGGAACGGCTGACATCCCTGCCAACGTGCTTACCTTTGTCGGCATTGTCATTGGCGTCGTGTCGGCGTCCAAGGTGGTCCAGGGGTTCGGTGAGGGGTCGGTCAAGAAATTGGAGATCATGAAAAACGGAGGCAACGGTGTTGACGTTCCTGCTAAACCCTAAAAACCTCCTGATCATCGGGCTGGTGGTCGCCTTTGCCGTACTGGGCGGCCTGTGGCAATGGGAGAGGATTCACGCCGGGAAGCTGCAGAACCAGGTTGACGGGCTCCAGGGCCATGTTGACAGCCTCATGACGCAGATAGCGACCAGGGACTCGATCATCGAGGACCAGAAGAAGAACCTCGCGGAGGTCATGGCGAGCTACGAGGAGATGCGGAAGATCAAGCAGACGACGAAAGTCATTAGGAAAACCATCGTCAAGCTCAAGGACTCTCCCACAGGGAAGGCCTGCGAGACAAGCGACCAGTTAGGAGCGGATTATGCGGCTGTGGCTAATTCTATTACTGCTTATATTCGTACTGGGGTGCGCGGGAAAATCAAAGCCGCCCGAGACGATCATAGCAAAACCGCCACCGAAGATGTGCCTCGTGCCGGTTCAGCCGGAGTTCATTGAAAACGCCAGGACCGGAGAGGACCTTCTGAACAATTACTTGACGGCGGCTGAATACATCCTGGAGCTCGAAAGCGCGATCCGATGCTTCGATGATGGAGGAGGGCATGAGTAAAAAGTATTCTTTTCAGGAGATCATGGAATTTTACAACAAATATGAAAAGGCAACCGTTCTATCTACTTTGAAAGACGGCGAATGGAATCATGAGTTCGTGGGGAAGAACAAGGGGATGCCGTCACACATCAACGGGGTCCGGGCCAGGATGCAGCCGGCAAAACAAGTGATGTCGTTCAAACAATACATGATGAAGATTGAGGGGCCAGATGGACCAGGTGAATCAGACACAAATCGAACCGAATAATGTCCCGTACGAGAAGCTCATAAAGCATTGCCTCGAGCTTTACGATCAGTTTTCCAAGTCAGATTACCGGGGCCGGACCATAAAAGAAATCGAGGCAAGCCGTCGTATTTACGAACAAGTGCCTCAGCCGACGAATTTCCCCTGGCCGAACGCCTCGAACCTCATCGTTCCCCTGACGACGATCACCGTGGACAACCTGGAACCCCGCCTCGTGGCCGCCCTCATTGGCCGCGATCCGATATGCCAGTTCTCGCTGCCGATCAGCGAGAAGAAAGACCCCATGACGGAACTTCTTGAAAACTGGTGGAATCAGGAGCTCAAGAACGTCGTCAAGATCGAGGATTTCACACGCCGGACGATCCATCTTCTTCTGACCGAGGGAACGAGTTATTCCATGCCGAGCTACTTTGTGGATAGCAAGAAGAAGAAACGCTACGTCATGGACGAGAGCGGTGATGTTGCAATAAACCCGGCCACAAGCGAGGCCGTGACAGAAGAGTACGAGGACGATGTTTTCGAGGGCGGCAAGATAACGATACTTCCATTTGCGTCCATATTCACAGCCGACAATATCGACATCGAGGATTGGGACGACGCCGACAAGATCCGTTATCTGCAACTCAGTTATGCCGACCTGATGAACCTGAGAGACACGAAGGGATACATAAACATCGGGACCTGGCTCTTCAAGGACCGGCTCATGGAAGGGGACGCCAAGGACGACACGCTGAAGACACCCCCGGAAAGGATCGACGATGCGACCGTATCCGGGAAAGAGCTCATCGAGCTCATCGAGTGCCACGTTACTTACCCGATCTACCAGGACCAGGAGATAGACGACGAGACTCAGCAGACCAATTTCCAGGAGGAAAAGGTTTTAGCGACCATCGCGTTAAGGTCAAGGACGCTTGTCAGGCTCGAACTTTTGCGGGACATCTATTACGAAAACGGATCCCTAATCAAGCGTATGCGTCTATACCCCGAGGAAGGTAAGAGCTACGGAAAGTCTGTCTATCAGAAGATGCGCGGGATCCAGGACGGCACAAGCGATTTATTTAATATGCTCATCAACGCCTCCTATGTTGCCATGACTCCCTGGTTCTTCTACGAAGACAAGGCGGGATTGGTGGGTAAGACCGAGATCTATCCAGGTAAAGGAGTGAAAGTTCAGAGCGTTGACGGCGTCCTTTTCCCTCAGTTCTCCATTTCCCCCGAAAGAATGCTGCCGGTCATCGACTCGTTCCTGGCCCTGTGGGAGCGTGTGGGATCCATCGGGGACCTGCAGACCGGGCGTCCTTCAGACATCGCCGGCAAGAACAAGACGGCGACCGAAATCATGAGCGTTATCCAGGAGGGGAACGTCAAGTACAATTACCAGTCCCAGACGTTCAAGGACGAGTTCATCAAGATCATCGAAACGCTTTATGATTTCTATTACCAGAGTATGCCGCTTCAGAAAACAAGTTGGCTCAGAGGCCAGGAATTCCCGATCAAGCGGATCATGATGAAACGGGGATATAAATTCACCCTGGCCGGGAGCACCGAGAAAGCCAACAAGCTCATCGAGCGCAAGGAGAACGAGGATCTCTACGGAATCCTGATGAATAACCCGATGGCAAACCCCATCGAGGCCCTTAAGGATCTACTCATGAGTTACGGAAGAACGGACCTCGACAAGTACATCAATCCGACAATGGCCCAGGGTGCGGCGATACTCATGCAGAACCCGGAGGCTATCCAGGTATTGCAGAAATACGTCGCTACGAAGCAGGAGATAGCGACGGCGGTCGGGGCAAAACCGGAAGGAGGAGGGAATGAGCCAACTGCTATTTGACGAGGATTTCAGAGATTACCGCGAAAGGGAGATCGAGATCGCCCTGGAGTTCATTGCCATGGTCTGGTCACTTAGAGTTACGCCCGAGTATGTGCGCGGGGCCACGGACGCGGTTACGAAGATACTGAACATTCCCTTGGGGATGGCAAAGACGAAGGAGCAGGAAGAGGCAGCCAGGAAACTCGTGGCAGACAGTATCACCAAGATTGAGAAGAAGATCCTCTTACGTCGCCTCGGCGTGACGGAAGGGGAATAAATATCGCCGCCCGGAGCGTGAACCGGAGAAAGGAAAGAAAATGGCAGACGAAGAGAAGGATCTGGCAGAAAGCCAAGTAACCGTCACCGAAGACGAGTCGGCTCCAGAGTCCGACGAGATCACGTTCGATATGGATGAGGACGTGAAGGGAGCAGAAGAGGCCGCCCCGAAAGAGGAGGCCAAGGAAGAAGCGGAAGAGGAGAAAAAGGCCGCTGCGCCATCACCGCAGGAGCTTCAGGAGAGGCTCACACAGCAGCAGCAGCAGATCTCTAACCTCAACAAGGCCCTACATGAGGAGCGAAAGACCAGGCAAAAGGCCAAGGAAGAGACGCAGCCCGTCCTTTCCAAGGAGCAGCTCCGGAAACTCTGGACGGAGCACCAGGACGACCCGAGCGTTCTCTTCAACATCCTGGAGTACATGGCCGACCAGAGTGTGAAGAAGGGCAAGGAGGATGCCGTCACGGAGGCCGAACTTTTCGGAAAGAAGAAGGACATCGACGGCTTCATGACAGCCCAGTACCCGGAACTCTATAAAGAGGGCTCCGAGATCCGGGGAGCCATCGACAAAACGAAGCAGGAGCTTAACATTGCGGACCATCCCTTCAGCGATATGCTTGCGATGGGAGTGCAGACCATGATGAACCTTCCGGCCGTCATACAGATATACGAGGCGGCCAAGGCCGAGGCGCAGAAGACGAAGGCCGACGCCACGCGGAAGGAAGGCCTGAAGAAGTCAGGTACTGCGCCAAAGGGCAAGGGAGGACCCGTCCTGCCGCCGGAAAATGTCAACCGGGCGGCCTTCGACGAGGTGACTCAGAGACTCAATATGTCGCCCAGGGCCAAGAAGGTCTACGCGCAGATACTCAAGAAGAAACCGTCGCAGATAACCGTGGAGGGCTGAGATCATGGGAAGAAAAGCAAAGACAGCGGAAATAACCCCGGAGACGGGGATGGATGAGGAGAAAGACCTTCTGACGTCGCAGCTCACGCCTGAGGAACTGGCGATTGCCAAGCGCGTCATGACGGAAGGTGATGATTATAGAACACCTATCAGCGAGGAGGAGGCCATTGACTTTTCCTTGAGCGAGGACCCGATGAAACTGCCGAAGTCCGCGCAGATCCGGCAGGACAGACGCGAGTATTGCTATCGGTGGATCACCAGGACCCCGTCAAGAGTAGACGAGATGCGATCCAGGCCACGCCCGCTGAAATGGTGGATCTGCAACCGCACAACCACACCCTATTTGAAGGACTTCATGGATCCGGTCCTTGGTTGTGTGTGCAGACTCGATCAGGTTCTGGTCTTCAAGCCGTGGGCCGACTACGCCCTTGAAAAAAGGGCGAAGATGGAACTGGCTACCGCCGCAGACCGCAACCTGACCCGTAAAGACAAGACAGCCGTGGGGCCGTTCGATATGCAAGCCACGGAGCGGCGAGAAGGCGAAGGTAAAGCCTCCAGAGCAGAAATCAAGGGTGACGACGTCGTCGTCTACGACGAGTCATCTACGGACATGACAGAGATAACAGAATAAAAGAAAGGAGTATTACCAATGGCGAACACAGACGCCCCTATGGGTTTCCAGCCCTATGGTCCCGTTCTTCGCGCGGACTGGTATCCCGTGGCGACCGCTTACGGGACGGCCATCTTCGTCGGGGACTGGGTGGAAATCACCAATACGGGCCTGGTGTGCAAGGTTTTTGACGGCGACACAAGGCTCGGAGTTGAAATAGATGCAACGGGCGCGGCGGGTGATGAACTCGGCGCGGTCCTTGGAGTTCTCGATTCCAATGGCGATCCGCTGCTTTACCTTCCGGCTTCCACGACGGGCGATGGCGTCGTGGCGGGTTACGTCCTTGTCGCGGACCACCCGCTTCAGCTCTACCTCGCCCAGGAAGACGGTGACACGACCCCGATCGCTGCGGCGAGCGTGGGCCTTAACATCGCAATGATCTCCACCCATACCGGCAATACGACCACGGGGAGATCCAAGCAGGAACTCGACTCAAACACGACCAATACCACGGCCACCCTGGCTCTTCGTCTTGTGAAGTCCTACAAGAACGACACGGTGGCAAGCGCGTATTGCCGGTGGGTCGTCATGGCTAACCCGAACGCGCACTTCTACTCAAGTGCCACGGCAATCTAACGAAAGGAGAATAAACCTATGTGGACAAGATCGAGATTCCTCAATGAGTATGTCCCTGGATTATTCGCCGTGGCGATTGACGCTTATGAAACGTCGCGTGCGGATTCCATGTGGCAGCAGCTCGTCAATTCCAAGACGAGTGCCAAGAAGAAAGAGGAGGATTCCATCCGCTCCGGCCTTGGGCTCCCGGTGGCCAAGGGCGAGGGCGCGGGAATCACCTATGACACCCAGATCGAGGGCGCGAAGCAGACCTGGATCCATCAGGTGTACGCTCTCGGCGTGAGGATCACCGAGGAAGCCATCGAGGACAATCTGTACGAACTCGGTGGCGGCGGCAATGCCGAAAACCTCGAGGAGATCTTCAAGGACCTGGGGAACTCCATGAACGAGAACATCGAGTCTCTGATGGCCCGCTTCCTGGTCTATGGCACGGCGACCACCTACCACGCCTGCCGTGGCACGGAGGCCCTATTCTCCGCCACCCATTCCCGGCTCGATGCTTCCACCTGGTCGAATTACTCGACCAACACGGACCTGACCTATTCGACGTTCTGGTCCGTTCTGGTGGCCGCTGAGAACCAGCAGGACCACCGCCAGCACCGGATCAAGAAGAAGGTGCAGAAGCTGTGGATCCCGCCGCAGCTCGAAAAGAACGCGAGGGAAATCGTTTTCTCCCCTGACCGTCCTGACACGGGCAACCGGGCGATCAACGCCTACGCCCAGAGCGGCAGGAACATCAAGATCATGTCCTGGCCACACCTGACGGACGCCGATGCCTGGTATTTGCAGATGGACGGCAGGGGCATCATCTTCTTCTGGCGGCGCAAGACCCGCTTCGCCAGGGAGAAGGATTTCCAGACTGGTGACATGATGGCTAAAGCCGACCAGAGGTTCTCAGCCGAAATCGCGGACGAGCGTTGCTTCTACGGCAACGTCCCGGCCTAAGAAAGGAGGATGAGACTATGACTCTTACCAACATTCAAGTCGCCGGTTGGAACGTTCTCGGTGGAGTCGCTCAGAGGATGAATACCGGGAACACGTTCTTCGTCTATTCCGGGAAGGGGTCAGATAGTGCGGATGGGAGCAAGGAAACGCCCTTCGCGACGTTGGACAAGGCTCTTTCCGCTTGCACCGACTCGAACGACGACCGGATCTACCTGATGGCCGGCCATGCCGAAACCATCACGGGGGCCGGCGGGATCACCATCGACAAGGCGGGTGTTAGCATCATCGGTCTTGGCCGATACGATGCTCGTCCCGCGTTCCTGATGGATGGAGCGACAACCGTGACGTGCCTTGTCACGTCGGCCAACTGCTCCTTCGAGAACGTCGTCTTCCGGGCCGGTCATGCAAACATCGTCGTCTGGGGAACCATCACGGCGAAGGGGTTCGGTCTTTACAACTGTGCGTTCGAAGAGAATACTGGCTCCGAGAACTGGCTCATTGGTCCTTCCGTCGGGGCGAATGACAACGACGCCGACGGGTTCGAGATGATCGGCTGCACCTGGAAGGGTGAGACGGCCGGGTCGAACGTGGTTGTCATCAACACAAACCAGAAGGACATCAGGATTGTCGGTAACACCATCACAGGCGATTTCTCCGCTTCAACCTACGCTCCGATCTATTCGCCTGACACGGAAGTTCAGTTGAACATCCGTGTTTCCGACAATATCATCCATAACCTGCATGACGCCAATGCTGCCGTCGGAATCTCAATAGCGAATACCGCAAGCACTGGTTTCATCGTGCGCAACCTCATCGGTCATCAGGACTCGGCGGCTGAGACTCCGATTCTTGCCGGTGCTGCCGGTCTGTTCGTGGCCGAAAACTACTGCTCCGGCGTATTGGGAACCGCTTCCTGTTATCTCTATCCGGCTGTAGACACGTAAGAAGGAGTTTAACTATGTCAATCGGCAAGGCCCTCCACGGCGCGGTGGCCGAGGTCCACAAGGATTCGGATCATCTTTCAACCGGAACCCACAAGGGATCCTCGGGAACATTAACGCTTAGTGACCCCAATAAAGACTTCAAATCGTGTGGCGTCGCGGTGGGCCTTGCCATTTACAATGACACGGACGGATCGAACGGCCTGGTGACGGCGGTGACTGAAGACGATGTCACCTGTACGTTATCAGGCGGTTCGGCAAATACATGGACGGTGGGAGACACCTACAAGATCTACAAGACCGCAGCTTACAACACGACCATATCGACCCAATACACGGACAAGCGTTTTGGAAGGAAAGTCACGGGAAAAGACAGGATCGAAGGCGGGCTATTTCCCGAGGACGTGGATCTCGACGAGTACGAGAAGAACGTCTTTGGGCCAGGCCAGCCGGAGTGAGGGGGTTTAGATGGCACAGAGAACAGGAACGCCGGCAGGCATGACATACACCGAGCTTGAAGCCGCTATCCTATACGAGCTCGGCCACTATGTTTATGACGGCAGTAGCACAACCTTCGCGGCACGCTACAACCGCTACCCGAAGTGGTTCTTGAGGGTAAAGA